AAAAAAAGAGCGCCAGCACGATTACCGTACACAGCGCCACATTCAGCAGACCCGGAATATCACTGAGCATGTCCACCTCCTCCCCGCATGCGGGCAAACAACCCTGAGACCAGCGAGGCGATATCCTGCTGGTGTATAAAGGAGAGAATTTTGACCGATACCACCGACACCACGACCGCGCATAACGCTTCTGCCGAGGAGCCGCGGTACCCCGTGACGCCGGTCAGCCAGGAGGCCAGTACATCGGCCCCCAGCACCCCGACAATAAACGACACCAGAAAGTGCGATGCCACCCGCCAGGCGGAAAGCGCCTGCGGCATCGTGGCCACAAACAGCGCCCCGGCAAACGCACCGAAAACAATCCCGAAATCCGTGTTGGTAAACAGCCCGAATGCGGTCGCCCCTCCGAGCGCCGCAGCCGCGCCCGTCCCGGATAAGGGTTCAGACATGAGCTTCTCCTGTAAGAAAAAGGGCCACCAGAGCCCTTAAAAACAACACCCTGTCAAAGGCACCCGCAGATGCCTTTTGCATGGTGTTATTCTGTTTTACGCATCAATGGCCAGAGCACGGCGATCACTCCGGCCACCAGCACAGCGTCTGCCAGCACCGACATCAGCCGCCCGGTGAAGTCCACCGCTACTACCAGAAACAGCAGGACGGCAGCCAGCACAATGCGCACACTTTTCACAGGTACTGGTCCAGCGGTAACTGAAGCGCCTGCGCAATTTTCTTGAGCTGTGCTTCTTCCTGCTCTCCGATACCATCCTGATCAGCGATATCAAGGCATAAGCACAGCACATCAACCGCCTCTGCGGTGCCCGCCACATCGGCAAGCTCACGCAGAGCCTGAGCGTTTGCACTGCGCGGGGATGCTTCATAACGGGCGCGAATACTGGCACTCATCTGTGCAATCTCACCGGAGAACGGCGCAAAAGCCGGTAGCGCAGCGATGGTTTTCTCCAGTACCGCAATTTCTTTTGCATCGCAGGTGCCGTCGGCATATGCAATGGAATATGCGCCCCAGACGGTCGCCTCCACTGCATCCCGGTTCTCCATCTTCCTGACTTCGGTAACGACTTTGCGGGTTTTCTTTTTAAAAAGACCAAACATGTGACTTTTCCTTTTAGAGGGTGAGCCTTCGCCCGAGGGTGATCAGCCCACAGAGAAAGTCATACTGACCACCCCGTAGGCTCACCCCTGAAAGGCTCTGTGGTTGACGATGCGCCGGGCGTGGCGCAGTTATGAAAAAGGCCCGCCGAAGCGAGCCTGAGGAAGCGGATAAAAAAAGCCCCGCCGAAGCGGGGCAATCACCCTATGTATGATTGTGACTATCTATAAGCTAAAGCCGCGGGGAAACACCTGCTCCTGCTAAGCAGGTTCCCCTTCCAGACTGAACAGAACGACTTACAATGTGACTGGAGCGGACAGCGGGAATCGAACCCGCATCATCAGCTTGGAAGGCTGAGGTAATAGCCATTATACGATACCCGCATATGGTGCCGATTACCGGAATCGAACTGGTGACCTACTGATTACAAGTCAGTTGCTCTGCCTGCTGAGCTAAATCGGCATGGATGGTTCTTCATGACAGGAGCAAGTCAGGGTAGGAGCCACCATCATTCAGAACCGGCGCAAATAATACTCAACAAAGATGGCAATTCAATAACCGTAATTTAAAAATGGGTAAATTTTTGTATTGTTTATAACAAAAACAACTATCGCTGAAAGCGGCAACAGAAAAAGAAAAACCCGCTCAGCGGCGGGTTTAAGGTGTGTAGCGAAGTAACCACTCTTAACAGCATATTTGTTTTTTTACGATTGTAAAATGTTTATCAACATAATTTCTATAGAATTCATGTCAGCAAAATGCAAAAATCCTCAATGAGCCTCGTGTCTCATCGCAGTATTATTGCCAGTATGGAATGTAACTTTAGACATTACTACACAGGGATTATCTTATGTCTCTTCGCTTCAGACAAACTTTTACCATTTTCCCCGGAGTTCACCTTAACATCGGTAAACATGGGGTAAGCGCAAGTTTTGGTGTCCCCGGAGCCACAGTTAATGTTAGCCCAAAAGGAATTAAATCAACTGTAGGGTTACCCGGTCCTAGTTTATCGTATACATCACCTCATTTACCATACAAAGATAAACCATCCACAACCATTCCGCTAAATCCGTCGTCTGTAGAATCTCCTATTGATACACCTGAGTTAATTTCAGGCAACACCCCATCAAATGCAAAAATGTACATGCCCAAAGCAGGCATGAATGAAATCTCTAGTGCCTCAGTAGAGGCCTTGACAAGTGCATCTCTTTTACCTTTACGAGACTTGATCGTTAAAGCACGAGAACAGAGAACGGAAATAGCAACGGACTTACAAGAGGCTCTTGCAGAAGAATCAAGACAAAAGAGCGAATTGACTCGACGTAAGTCAAGCCTGTTTCGATGGTTTTATAAACGTCGCATTGCAGAACTTGAAGCAACGCTACTACAAACACAAGCAGAAGTATCTCGTCTTGTATCCTGGGAAGATAACACTAAAATCGTCATTGATTTCGAAAATAGCGATTCCTCACAACGGGCTTATGCTGCAACGATTCGTGCTTTCGATATTTTAAAATCAAGTATAAAAAAATGGGATATTACCGCAGATAAAGCTACAGATCAGTTTGCAGAAAGGACGTTAGCTACACGAGCAGTTGATCGTCATCCAGTCGTATTTGATTTCGCTTCAACAGCTCTAATTCGTTTTGCTGGACGAGCAATGCGATTTGAAAACGCCAATGGCGACGATATATTACTTTATCCCGGCATTGCTGTAATTCCTCGCCCCGATGGGGCATTTGCCCTGATTGACTTACGGGAATTACAAATTAATGCGCAGCGTCAAGGGTTCCATGAAGAGGATGGTGTTCCGAGTGATGCCTGCATCGCTGGACATACATGGGCAAAAACAAATAAAGATGGCTCACCAGACCGACGATTTAAAGATAACTATCAAATTCCAATTTGCATTTATGGAAAGTTATATTTCCAGTCCAAAACAGGCATAACTGAAGAATACATGGTATCAAATGCTGATGCAGCTCTAGCTTTCGCAGAGGCATTTAAGCGCTATCAGGATTCACTTAGCATGGAGTAAGTGTTAATATAGAACCCATCTTCATATTTTATACCATTTGAATAATTACCTTAATAGAAGAAACCATTCAACAACTTAATACTGCCAGACAAAAAGGCAGCTAAAATATTCTAGTTTAGGGGCGTTATTCGCCCCTCATAAAGAAAAAAAATCCCATGTGAATTAAATTAACATTCCATCTCTAGTTTAACATCCAACATCATTAACATACCAGCCACGTTCCCCTCTGCTTTTTGCAACAAACGACCAACCCAGCAATCTGAACGTCCATGTTTCCTTGCAAGCGCCATAAAAGTCATTCCCCCAACATAATAATCCACGAGCAGATCATGCAAGTCACTGTTGTTCTTTTTCAGACGAGCCATGCAGCCACAGATAACCATTGCGTCATCATCACAACATTGCGGACGTGATTTAACCTTTGACGGAATCACCCCCTTAAATCCGGCAGCAATGGACGGCCAGGTAACATCTTCGTGGTTATTTGCCACCCATGCCCCCCAACACTCAAGAATCATCTGAATATCACGCATAAAAATCACCTCTGTACTCAAAAATCACTTGGGCATAATCAAACCGCGTCTTGTTAGCTCCCTGAGCGTCAAAACGATGGCGCGATCCATTAATGCGCGACGCTCCTCTCTTGTCAGTTCTCTGCCGTTATCAATCGCATGGTGGCAGTCAACACACAGCGCTGCCGTCAGACTATCATCGACCTTGAGTCCTGTGCCCTTACCCTCGTTACGGTGAGCAGCCTGTACGCCCCAGCGATTACAGAGCACGCAACATTCTATCTGGCGCACAGCGGCCAGCCATTTTGCACTCCGGTAAATACTCCCCATAGTCACCCCCACACCCGCTGCTGAAACGTTCTGTCCTGGCGTGGCGGGTATTTGCTCTCCGGCAGGAGCACGCGAACGGTGAATTTACGGCAGTCCGCAGAAAGATAGCGCTCAACTTTTGCCCCGCGCAGGCGATACCGGGATATCAACTCATCAGCTTCTTCGGCAGAGCAATCACTATGTTCAAACCAGCCCATACGCATGATTAAGCCTCCTGCTTCTGACGCAACTGCATGTATTCACAGTCGGCCGGAATGGTGAGCGGGCACCCGATACTCAGCGCCCAGGCCTCTACGCGCGTGAGGAAGAAGTGCATATCGCCCGTGTCGAGATCGGATGTGTGCCGGAGGGAGCGGATCGTGGTTTTCTCGCCGGTGATGACGTCGGTCATCTCGCGTTCTTCGTAGCCGAGGTAGGAATGCTTAAGTGCATCTTTTACCCACTCAGGGGTTGCGAAGGATTTGCCGCGCTTAATCAGATACGCGCTGATTTCGTTAAACCACATGTGCGCGAGCGCATTCTGTGAGAGGCTGCGAGACTCGCGCCACGGTTTGACGATCAAGCGGAAGCAGTCGCCGCCTGCCAGTAGCGGCTCTAACTGCTTGCCGACCGCTGAAAAATTGGATTTGTGCAAACGCACGCCGTCTTTAGGGAAGCTCAAGCCGCACCTCCTGAGAGGCCGAACGCCGAACACAGAAAAACCCCGCTTACGGGTAAAGCCGAAAGCAGGGCAAAATCGGGGAGTTTTAGAATTTGCATCTGCGCCATTAATTCCATTGAATGGCCCAGTATTACTTAGCGAGCTGTTCAGGCTCGGGGGGTATTTTAACTAAAACCAATTGCCTTTTGCATCACTGCGTGCCACAGAAGATGAAATTTCCTTGAAGGTTTTCAGTGAACACACAAATTCATCTTTTCTTAGTGCCGCTGACTTCCAGCGGGTTTTATCGAAGCGCGTAAACAGCACTCGTTCTGGTATCTTCGGCTTCCCGCTGCGAGTCTTTACCTCATCAATTTTCCCGACGACCTTGCCACTTTTGCAGTCGATCAGAATTAACCCGCTCTCCGGCAACGATAAGTTGATTACTTTCACAGTATAAACCCTTCACATACGATAACAATTGACAAAGAAAGTAATCAGGCCTGATTCAATTCAGGCGCGATTATTAGGACTCCCCCAAAACACCGCAACAGTAATTTAATCAAAAATTAACTATTCAATGACATTAATGAAACGCATAGCGAATACACTTTCGGAAAATTGATATATATCAAGTTAAGTCTTTTTTGGTAAAAATCACATTTTTGATCTGGGTGCTAGAACCCCTCGAAACAGCTTTCAGTGTATGTGAGAACTAATACTCACCTCAAACTCACCAGCTCATCCATAAGCTTAGAATAGAGAATAAGGGCCAAATCAGCCCACTGAGTCGTTAAAAACCGATGAGGCAGGGATAACCCCATAAAAACAAAGAACGCGCCTCATAGCCGCGCTCATGCGGCATTCATCAAAAACCACGTTTACGCTTTCGGCTTTCTCATCCACTAGCAGGCTGTGTGCGAGCCTTTGCCAGCCACGCGCAACCTGCCTAGTGGTGAAGCTGGTGGCCTCCGGCAGTGGTTGTTTAAGGGTTTTGCTCGGTGTCATAGTTTTACCTCATGAAATGCTCTTGCCTGATTTCTTCAAAATGTCGCGCCGTAATCTGGCGATGATTTCTAAGCCCCGCTCGCGGGAAACGGGCTGCGGCCTGGGCTGTTCGATCATCGGCACAGGGTCAGGGATGGTTTCGCCGTTGGCGATACGCCGGGCCATTTTTACCAGCTCGGCCTTTGCATGCTCCGCCAACTCCTGCTCTGTCCAGCTGTTCAGGCGCATTCCGCTATACAGGCCCGTAACCAGCCAGTAATGAGCCGCCTGCTGCCACGGGTAATCCTCCGGGGAGGCGTAAAGCCCACGACAGGCGCAGTAGGTGCGCACCATTGCCAGCAGTTCGGCCACTGCCGGAAGCCCGGCCTGCTCGAACTCCCCTTCACGGCACCAGTCGATAAACTGCCCCGGCGACGGCCAGAACGGGGAAAGGCTGGCGCGTGCTCGCTTCATGCCTGCGGCCAGTTGTTCACGGCGGGTGATGCCGTTCTCGGCGAAAGCGATGATCCACTGCTGCTTTGCTGCGGCCTCGTCAGCCTCGGTGCGCAGGCTGGTGGCGTTTGCCGCAGGGAATACCTGCTTGAGCTGGCGAAACAGCGCATCAACCAGACGCTCAGCCTCGGTGTTTACTACGCCCTGTTCGGGGCGCTCCGGCGCCGGATGGTATTTACCTGCCAGCCGGGAGATCGTGCGGTTGTCGCATTGTGCGATGGCCTGAATCAGTTGCTGGCTCAAAACACGTCCTCCCACGCTTCCGGGCTGTTCCAGTGCGGAACGTGACCAGCGTTAACCGGGGCTACGGCGCGTCCGGGCGCTTTGACGCGGAATAAACCCTGCCAGCCGTTGGCGATGGACTGGTTAATCACTTCCGCCGGATTATCGCCAGCATCCCGGTACTGGCTCAGCAGCTTGATGGCCTTCGTCACGGTAAGCATGGACTTGATCGGTTTTTTGCTCTCGGCGCGGTACTGAACCCATTCACGCCAGACAGCCGGATCGAGCCAGTCAGGCAGATCGACCTCAAGCGGGTTAAATTTCGCCTTTCCCCCCTGGGGGGTTAGGGGGGTTATATATATTTTATTTTTATTTCTTTTGTGTTTAGCCGAGTTGGCTAATGTTTTATTAGCCGAGTCAGCTAATGTTTTATTAGCCAAGTTGGCTAATCTTTCATTGCTTTTGGTATTAGCTGATTCAGCTAAACTTTTATTAGCCGTTTTGGCTAATGTTTTGCTGTTTTGGCTAATGCCTGTTTTCCAGTCAGATACGACTTTATTAATGCCCAATTGGTTACCCGATGAAACAAGAACGTTCATCGCGATAAGCTCATTTTTTGCCTTGCAGATGTGGGTATGATGAATCCCAGTTTCCTCCGCAATCTGCACATTAGAAATGCGATCCAGCGCCCTGCCGAACCCGTAAGTTTTGCGCATTACCGCCAGCACAACTTTCAACTGTCGCGCCGTCAAATCGGCAACAATAATAGCCTCAAGTAGCTCATTTGCGATTCGGGTAAACCCGTTATCTAAGTCAGCCACACGTTCACAGACCTCCCGTTTTTCAGGGTATAGCTGAACAACTTCACCCAACCGGGAAGTGCCAGCGTTTACAGGTTTCAAAGCTCCTGGCATAATTACCTCGCAAATGTACGATTTATTTGCACTCAGAAGCCCCGGAACTGTTGCCGCAGTCCGGGGTTTCGCCTTTTAAATGCTCCAGCATTGAGATCAGCGCTTTCGCTACCTCTGCTGTTTGCTCGCCTTTGATGATTACTGTCTCTTCACGATCATCGAATCCAATAACCGCCAGCAACCTGGCAGCACGCTCAACAAAACAATTTTTTCCGGTCTGCATCCGGCTAATTTGTGAGTGATGCACACCCATTTTTTTTGCAACCTGCGCCACGCCCAGGGCGGCTATGCCGCTCCTGATCCGGGTTTCAATCTGTAATTCCTTGCTGGTTGTGCTTTTTTGTGTGGTATTCATCTTTAATAATTCTTTCATCCAGTGATTTAAAAACTTGTCTTGCAATGATTACGAATCATTCAGTTTTGTTTCGTTTGTTAATGCGCTTTTGATTCCGCTCTGATTTAAGCTGCTTATAAAATTCCGTATCAAACATCAGCTTGCCTTGTGTAGCATTGCTTAGTACGGCAGCCGATCCTTTCGGAATGAATCCGGCATTGACCCAACGAGATACAGCCGACTGGGTAACACCAGCAGCAATGGCTAATTTGGTTTTATTACCGAAGAATTTTATTGCTTCTTCTGTAAGCACGTTCATCCCTCCTTACTTTTTTGCAAGAGGTTATTGCTTTACTTAACGCAAGTCAACTTGATTTATATTAAGTCCATGAAACCTATGTCACTACATGAGCGCATCGCAGCGCGTCGTAAAGAACTGGGCCTGGCCCAGCAGAAGCTGGCCGATATGGTCGGTAGATCTCACGTTACCGTTTATCGCTGGGAGACTGGAGACGCAGAGCCTAAAGGCAAAAACCTTTTTGCATTAAGCACTGCATTGAGATGTTCGCCTGCATGGTTACTTTTCGGTGATGAAGATAAGCAACCCGAACCGCCTAATGAGGCGGCCTCTGTTCTTGATGAACAACAGCAGAGGATGCTGCAACTTTTCGATGCCTTACCTGATTCAGAAAAGGAGTCAATAATCAATGAGTTAGAAGTAAGGGTTGATAACTTCAATCGGCTCTTTGACGAATTATTGAAAGTCCGCAAAAAGCAAAACTCCCTTAAAAAGTAGCCTTTTCAATAGGTTACTTTTTTTTCATGCCTCAACTTACTTTTTTGCAAGAAAAACCCTTGCGAATAAACTTTATTTTAGTTAAGTTTATCCCATCGACAGCAATCACGGCTCAGTGATACTTAGCAAAACGTTCCGCCAACCCGGCGTTAAGAGGGTAATGAGGTAAGCATGGATAACAGCACGATCATGGAAAAGGCATACGAAGATTACTTTGAAAGCCTTGCTGAAGGTGAAGAAGCCCTTAGCTTCAACGAGTTCAATCAGGCGCTATCCAGCAAGACAAAAGCAAACGACTGATGAGGTTTACGATGGGCGAGACAAAACTGAAACATGTTATTGCGCTGCTACTGGAAGACGCAAAACGCCTCCAGCAGGTGGAACCAAACGCAGGCACCGAGGCCCGCATTTGGATTGCCCGGAGGGCACTGGCAGAGCATCAGGAAAAAAGAATCGCCGATGACCTGTGCTCGCACATTCAGCGTTTAAAAGATGTGATTGGACATCTTGAAACAGCAACAGAAGCTACCGAAGCCCGGGAAAGACTTCTTGCGGAGCTAAAACTTATCCAGACCGAGCTGAAATGAGTCCTTAATCTCATAAACCACGATTCGTGGATTAGGCCGGATTTGTTGAGCAATATTTTTGGCGAGATGGCCAACGTAAGAGACTGATTCGGTGCCACTTACGTTATAAAACACATATTCAGCATCAGGTAGACTGAAGAAGTCATCGCTACCAGGAAATCTGGTGAATTGATAAAAACCATGTGCTTTCATTTTTTCATGTAAAGCGGTGTAGTCTGCGGTTTCAGAATTACGTAATTCTACGCGAACAGAAAACATAAGAAAATTTATCCTTACTGGTTGTGTGGGAACTCCAGTATACCACCTCGCCTGATGTGGCTAAAAGCAGGCACACAACATGAAGCACACTCCATTCTTTTCCGTAATGGGACTGGTGTGTTAACGCAAACGG